ATGGCCCCCCGGTTACGGTTCAGTGATGGTGGCGGTATTAATGCGGATCAGCGCACCGGCAAAAAACTCCGCTGCGGGCAGCTCCAGATCGGCGCCGCTGCCCGGCACCCCGACATCGAGATCCGCCACAAAGGCTCCATCCCGGTCAACAATGCGTCCCCAGGTGGGAGCTACGCTGGCGGTGGCCATCTGCTCGGCCAGGGGTTTCAGGGTCAGCACCCCACCAGCGATCGTCTTGGCGCAAGGGTGGCTGAACGTCAGCGCCACCAGAGCAAGTTGGTCAGTCGTGGCCGCCCCCGGTGCTGGTTTGGTGCCGGTATAGATGGTCAGCTTGGCACTGGCCCCGCTGCCCGTATCAATGGCCGTGGCCAATAGCTGGGCGCGACTGGTGCGCAGCCTTTCGGCATAGGAGATCATGGTTATTTCCTCTTGAGCGGGGCAATCATGGGGAACGGCGCCGGCGCCACGCCACCACCAGGCGGGTAGGGTTTTGGCGCCTGATAGTCAGCGGCTACGGCGTTGTAGTCGGCGGGGCCATATGCCGGGTCATCCTGGGCGACCACCATATAACGGCGATTCAGCCACAACAGATCGAACCGATAGACCCCATCCGCTGCGCGGCTGTAGGTCTCGCCAACCAGTTCGCCATCCTGGGTGAAGCAGAGCACCCGGCGCCGCACCCCCATCCCGCTGATGGTCACCGTGCTTTCAATAAACCCCTGCTCCACGTTGCGCACCCCATCGCGGATCCAGAAGTAATCCCGCCCCTTGCAGATCACTCGCTGGTTCATCTGCTGGATACTCAACGGCCCAGGATAAAACGACGGTTTCCCTTTCCACGCCACATCTTGCGGCAGGAACTGGGCGCGGGTCTCCTGGTTGGCCACGGTAACGGTCATCGGGGTGGTGAACAGCACATAGGTAAACTCGACCTGGAGTGGGACAAATTCAGTCCCTATCCTGGCCAGGCGGTCTCCCGGTTGCAGCTCTATCCATATCTTGTATTGCGATGAGGCAATGAATTGCGTTGAGCGGGTAAACACCTTGGTCTGGTAGTAGCCAAACACCTGCCCATTGATAGCAGCCAAGCCGAGATAGGGCGCATCAGCTGGCCCTTGAGTGGTCACCCCGCCGACCGTCAGCACCGCCATACCATTGAAGTAGGCCAATTTGGCAACCACAGCGCCAGTCGCATCAAACAGGACCCCAGTCTGACCAGGCAAAATCCCCCTGGCCAAGACGTAGGATGGTGCAGTGCCAGAAGCGACCAACCCGACCCCTGATTGATGTTCAATAGCCGCACTGGCTGGCAATACCAGATCCGGCTGCAACGCGGTGTACTGCTCTGCCGTTAGCGCCGCAAAGTCCCCATTAAACCCAGGTGGCCCGCCTGCAATGCGCAAATAGGTTTCAGCACGGCAACCGTTGCCACCTGTATAGGTCTCGTAGGAGCGCATATTGCTAAAACGCAGGGTCGTCACCACCGCCATATTGCAGGTCAGGGTAAATGACTGATTGCGATGCTGACCGCCATCATCGGTGTAAATCAGGCTGGTTGGGGTAAAGGTCAGCTCACCATAGGTGCGCGGGTATGCATCTCGCTGGGTGGCTTTGGTCAGGCTGGCAAGGCTTGGGCCGTACCATAGCCCGCTGCGATAGGTACCATCTGTGCGGGTGCGAAGGGCGGCGACCACATTGCCCGCCGCATCCAGAAACTCCAGATCCATATCACACAGGTCGTTAGTCCAGCAGGCGTTGGATGCCCCAATCTTCAACCGATACCCAATGGGCTTGAACGGGACAGACCCACCCCATACGCCGGTATCAGCGGCACTGCTCTTGTTATAGGCATAACGGAACAACCCGATATCGGCGGTATCGCCAAACCAGTCGGCCCATTCCGCCCCGCTGGTCGCGGTTACATCAAGCGCGGCATCGTAGGTAATGGTCTGGGCGGCCGATAACATCAGCCACCCTTTTGACGGCAAGAACGTCGCCATGGCTTACCTCCAGGGCCCAGTCAGGTCAAAGCCCATCAGGCAGGTCTGCCCAGCGGTATAGTTATCTTCCTGAAACCCCACCCTGACAAACCGCAACAACTTGCCAGGCATGGCAGGCAGGTCTTTGAAGTTCTTTCTGTCCCATGCACCTATGGTTGCAAACGGGCACACCAAACCGGGCAAGTACCCACGCAGGTGGTTGCCACTCTCGATCACCATGGTGGGATCCTGGGTCACATAGAAACCGTTGTCCGGGCCGTTGGGGATGTTCAAACCGTTACCGAATCGGCCAAACAGCCCTTTAATAAACCAGTTGGTGGCTCCGAATAGCTGGTGATATGGCCGGGCAATTATCCGGTGGCTAGCGTTGTCAAAATTGGGATACAGGTTGCCCCAAACCGCCCAACTAGACGAACCCTGTTGCCAGTTACGCCCCTGCTCATTGGCATTGGTAGTCGGATAGATGTTAATCACGGCATGATAGCGGTCGCCTGGCCGAACCGAACGGATATAGCCAAAGCTATACATAAACTGGTAGTTACCTGCCGCATAAGCAGGCATGAAGTAAAACAGCTGGCTATCACCCACCAGATCCCAACGCCGGTTGGAAAAGCGCCCGGTACAAGGCCAGCGCCACTCCCCAATATTGGTGTAACTGTTGATATCCACCACATCCTCAACCATCGCCACCTTGGCCAGATAATTGAAATAGTTTGGCCCCATCCACCCCGTAAACGCCGAATTGTCGATGCGCAGGCTGACATTACCCGACTCACTGACGTTGGTGGGGCGCACGATAAAGATCTTGCCGTCACCGCTCTCATGGGTGATCGTCCAGCCCAGCGGCGCCACCTTCATGGTCATGGCTGCGCCAGAACCGGCAGCGCCGGGGTTGCCGCCATCCAGCTCAAACCAGACCTGAGTGGCCGTGACCTGCATCACCCGATGCTCGCCGTTGTAGGCGGCAGGGGATACCCCCTCGACCTGAACAACTGAGTCTTGCAGATAGGTATGCCCCCCGGTAAAGGTCGCAACCGCCCACCCCTTGGCGGCATCGAAAGCCAGCGCGTTGATGGTCAGGGTGCCAAAGCCGGTGACCAGTACCGCCTTGAGCAGCGCCGCCAGGGCGCCCTCTGCGGTATCGCCCAGACTAGGTGCGCCCTGCATCTCGCTTGCAAACCATTTGACCTTGTATTCAGCCATCACTTTTCTCTCCACGGGCAAGGCGCAACGCCTCACCGGTTAACGGTTGACGTTGCCCCTGAGCTGGGCCTCGAAACGGTCGGTATCCACCGCTGCCACCGACTGCAAGATGGTGCGGATAAACCAGATCGGGTAATTGGCGGCGTAGGTATTGAAGCGCAGCACGTTGCCAGCTGCCCAGCCTGCCCCCCAACCGCGCCGGTCAAGCCTGAAATAGGGCTGGCCGTTGTTGGGGTTGATGGGGGCAAAGTCGGTATTCACGTCCCCCACCGCAATTTGGCCCACATGCTCGCCGACCAAAATAAACGTGGTGGTGCTCTGGAAGATGATGGCCCAGCGCTCTTGCAGGGTCGCCCGGTTGGTCACCACGATCGGGAAGTCCGTGTCGTTGTATTCCGCCGTACAGGGGTCGCCAATCAAAAAATCAGACCAGTTATTTGTCCAGGTGCGTTGGTCGAACAGCGCCCCATAGCGGGCCCACAGGTCACCGATGATCAGGGCGCTGGATACCAGAGTATCTGCCGCCTCATAGTTGTGACTGAGGGGCCGAGCCAGGGTGATGCGGCCCGAGATCTCCACATCAGTGGCCAGGCTCATATCCTCAATCCGATGAACCACGGTTAGCGGCTCCACATAGCCGGTTAGGTTCAGCGGGGTGGCCAAGGTCACCATCCCGCTGCTCATGTTGACGCTGTAGAGCTGCGGCGCCAGCTCCTTGCCGTTCTTGTCCTCTACCCGGCAATAGGCCAGCCGTTCGCGCCCGGTGCTGAGCTGCTGCCCGGCCTGTACCCCCATGGGGAAGGCGCTGCGCTGGGTGGAATGCACCACCACTATGTACCCCTTGCGAATGAAGGGCACCCGGCCATCGGATGGCAGGCGCACCGGATCCAGCTTGATCAGATCCGCATCGAGCGGCAGATAGCTATAGACCACCGCATTAAACCGGATGGTGTCAGCCACCACCGACAAGGGGCGCCAGATCTTGCCATCGACCACCCTATCGGGGTCATACCAGGGTTGACCCTCATTGCCCGCCGCCGTCACCAGGCGGCCAAAGCGCACCGATACCACCCCAGTCTGATAGTCCACCTTGCCAGTTACATCCGTGCTGGTGATGGTGCCATCGCCGTTGGCGGTCACCTCGAACCGGCGCCCGTCTGCGGTGTTGCCACTCAGGTAGAGGCTGGATGGCGCAATGGGGGCCCCCGGCGTTCTGAATGTCACCTCGTCCACCGTCTGGGCCACCAGGCTGGTGACCAGCGAACTCAGGGCAGGTACGGGCGCCGCGCCTGGGTTCCAGACCGTGACAGTCGCCTTGCCGGTAGCGTAATCCAGTGTCCCGGCCTGCTCACCGGCTCCGGTGGCGGGGTCGATGTTGCGATAGAGGATCCCCTGCCTGTCCACATAGACCGACCCACCCAGGACAAAGCGCACTGAGTTGGCCAAGATCGCCTCGCCGTTGCGCGGGGTGATATCCAGCACCAGCGGGGTGGCCTTCACGGTATCTTGGCCCGCTTGGCTTGCATTGTTGCTGCGGTACTCCACCTCGACCCAACCACTGTCGTCCACCGGGAACAGGTAGGCGGCCTGCACATAGTAGATTTCAACCAACGTCCAGCGCTGGCGGGCAATGGTGTTGCCGTGACCATCGCCATAGGTGCCGATGGTGCGCCACTCATAGCGGGTTTTCGGAATGCCGCCCTGGCCATCCGGCTTGATGGTGATCTGGCCGGTGGTGTAGTTGACGGTGCCCCGTTCAACCCCTGCCGCATCCAGCAGCTTGCCCGCGCCGTTGTCGCGCACACTGATGATCGGGTCACGGGTAGCGATCACCAGTTCGGTGTCGTCCTTCACATCCTCATAAAGGGCATTCCAGCGCACCGAGACCATTCTGGGGGTCAGGTTCTGCTTGGTCAGCTGCAGGGTGATCGTCCCATCCGGGTTGCGGGCCGGGTAGTCAAAGCGTTGGGTATCCGGGTCGCCGTACTGGTAAACAACCTGGTACTCCTGGCCGCCATCTGGCAGGGTTGCCACCCGCAGGGCCAGATCGCCGGTCACATAATTGATGGTGCCGGTGGCATCGCCGGTCAGCTGGCCCGCCCCGTTGTCGATGGCGGTTTTGGTCGCGCCACCGGCTTGCCAGGTCAGGGTCAGGCTGTTGGGGGTGATCCCCTCATGGGCCAGCTTATGGGTCAGCTGCACCGGATCCAGCACCATGCTGGCACGGTTGAGGTAAGAGACCTTGGTACCCCAGCTGAACATGATCGCGCTGTTCACATCCGGCAGCGCCCCCAGGGTCAGCACCACAGAGCCGGTGGTGAAGTTGAGCAGGCCAGAGCCATAGGATTTGTCCTGGCCAAACAACTCCCCGCGCCCGTTGTCTTTCAGGTCGTACCATTTGCCCTGGGCCAGATAGCTGACAGTCAGCGAACCGGGGCAAGGGGTGGGCAACAGGGTCGCGGTGTAGGCATAGCCCCGGTTGTTGGCGGCGATCTGGATCTGGGCCGTGTCAGCGATGCGCGATGGCATCACTGCCGGGCGAAAGCTCACGGTTTTGCTGGCCGCGCCATAGTTCGGGCACTGGCTGTTGAAGGTCAGCAGGCCGCGCCCATAGTCGATAGCCCCCACCACGGTACCGACCAGGAACAGCTCGCCGCCCTTGTCGGTGATCACCGCCGCGCCGATGGTGACCGATACGCTGCCCGGCATGGCACCAATCCCCAGGAACAACCCCTGACTAGGGCTGACCGGTGAGGTGGTGGTGAAGGTGTGGGGGCTGCCCACCCCGGATTCCAGCAAGGCGCCCAGCTCACCGGCAGCGGTCAGATCCACCACCGGAGTTTCACTGCGGGCACTGGGTACCAGCTGGGTGAAAATGGTCTTGGCCTGCACCCGCATTGCACCCAGCGCCGCATCCGCGACCAGCTTGGTGGTCGAAAAGTAGTTGGCGGCATCGGCCACCACGGTTTCCCGCAGGGTGGTCTTGGTGGTTGCCTGGTCATAGGGGCTGGGCTGCTCCCCTTCAAAGGTGTGGCGCAGCGGGTCAGTGATCACGCAGGTGACCACGTTGCGGGTGAACTCACCCTGGTAGCCAGCCACACCGAACTTGCGCAGCTCGGCGGTTACCCGGTCAACCCGCACATACTGCTCAACCTCGTTCCCCTTCCCTTCGTTGCCGACCAGCACCAGCACCTCCCCGATCTCCGGCAACCGCACCTCAATCCGTTGCAGGATGCGGATCGCCCGCTGCCCTTCCAGCTGGGTATCGTAGAGCACCCCCTGCCACTTCGGGCCTCTGGCCTGATAGCGCTCCAGGGTGTTGCGGGCGTTATCGCGGGTGTCGTTGTGGTCTTTGGTGGTCATCAGCGTCAGGTTGACGCTGGGGTCACTGGGTGGCAGCAATACCATGGCATTGGCGCCATAGTAGGTGTCGGTGTCGTCCGTCTGCACCGCCAGAAACGCCTTGCGCATATTCACGGTGCCATAGGCCCGATCCATGTCGCTGATATCGGGAAACATGCTGTTATGGTTACCGCTGATGATCTCGCGGCCAGTGATGCGACCACCGCCATCATCGGTATCAACCAGGCGCTGGCTGGCCAACAGCACAATATCGCCAGAGAGAATGGTCATGGGGTTACCTCTGTGAGATTCAGGGTCAAGGCATAGGGGTCGCCCCCTTCCGGGTCTGCCATCTCGACCAGTGGGGTCGCCACCACGCCAGGGCGGCGCCACACCACGGTGCGGGCCACACCATCGAGCAGGGTCAACGTCATCAGCTGGGCCACCTGCGCCTCTAGCACCTTGATCTCCTGCACCTTAGCGCGGGAGCAATGCCCGCTCAGGGTCAGCGGCCGTCCCTCGGGCTTGGCGGTCTCCTCCACCAACAGGGCGCCGCTCAGGGTCGGGGTCACCACCTGCTCGACCGGCGCCCACTCGAACTCATCGCGCCAGACCAGATCATCTGGCAGCAGCACGCTGTTTAAGGTCACGTTCATTGGCGAAGTCCTTGCTGCTTAAGAAGGGAAATCAGGGCATTCGCATTGGCCTCATCGGCCTGCAGTTCGGCCGAGCCCCCTGCCCCTTTGAGCTCGATGGTGATCCGCTCGGACAAGGGCCTGCGTGTCCCTGGGGTGTTGGTGCTGGGGGTAGATGGCTCTGCAGTTAGGACTGGTAGCTGGGCGGCGGCCTGATTGGTTTTGGCACTCTCTTTGGCCAACGCTTTGTTGAGCTCCTCTTTAAGGCGGGCCTGCATCGCCTCCATCTCTTTTTGGAACTTCTCGCCGTAATACTTGCTCCACTCGCTGTAGGCCGGAATATCCTTGACCTTCTGGCTGTAGCGGGCCAGCTCCTCCTCCACACCGGCCAGGGTATTGGCCAACCCCTCGGCATTACCGCGCAGGCTGTTGATATCCACGCTCTTGTAGTAGAAAGAACCGGCGTTCACGGTGCGGGTGATATCACCTCGACCACCGCCCCCGCCACTACTGATGAGGCTGGCATTCGTCTGCTTGGCTTCATCCTGTACCCCTTTAAGCCCCGCTCGCATCGCATCGGTGGCCCCTTTGGCCCGTGCGGCGGCCTCGTCAAAACCATCACCAATGGCTGCCACGGCCTGCTTGGTATCGCCACTTCCCCCTTTCACCTTGGCCATGGCATCGGCGGCGATGGCCATGGAGCGGGCCAGCGCATCCCCGGTGATCTTGCCCTGGGCGGCCAGTTGCTTCTGACGCACGATCACCGCATCGATCTCGGCGGTGGTCTTGGCGCTGTTGTAAGCGGCGGCCAGCGCCTCCTCGATGGCGGCACTACTGGCGCCAGTGTGCGCCACTAACACATCCAGGGCGCCGATGGTCTTCTGAAAGCCCGCACCGATACGGCCATTGGCCTGCTCGAAATCGAGGCCGAGCACCTTAAACGCCTCAGCCAGTTTGGCTGGGCCATCAGCTGCGGTTTGCTTGGCCACCGCATTGATCTCGGCCAGATAATCACGGGTACTCTTGGCCTCATTCCCCAGCGCTTTAACGGCGGCGGCGCCTTGTCGCCAGCTTCCAGTGGCCTCGTCGTAATGCACCTTTCCCTCGGCGACCAGGCGATCAAGATCCGCCATGCTGGTGATGGCAAAACCCAGCTCCGTTGACAGGGCGGCAAACTGACCATTGAGGCGGGCCTGAGTCTCGGAGCGCAGCGCTTGCGCCTCCCGGAGTGCCAGCTCAGCCTGCACCAGCTGACGCAGGGCGGAGGCGAACTGGGTGATCAGGATGATGGACTCGACTGCCACGGCGGCCAGCAGCCCCTTGACGGCTGCGCCCAGTACCCTGATCCCTATCGCAGCACCGGCTGCTGCCGTGCCCGCAGTGGTCATGCCCCCTGCTGCTGTCGCTGTCGCCACCGGCATGGCGATAAACTGGGCATAAAGACCGCGCAGCTCGCCGATCCAGCTGGCAATTTTTAATCCCCACCAAGCCTGGGCCAGCACGGTCAGCGCGGTGCGCCACTCATAGAGGGTCTGGATCAGCGACTTGAGGGTTTCCCCCATGGAGATAAAGCCATCGGAGAGGCGCTGCGCCCACTCCTGCAAGCGACCATCATTGGCCATCCTGTCGAATTCAGCGTTAAGGTTGGCCAGCTGGTTTTTGAGCCAGGCCAGCGCCCCGCTCTCTGCCACCATCCGGTAAAACTTGGCGAGGTTGTCCTGGGCATTGGAGATAAGCCCGGAGAGCAGACTCATGTTGTCGGCAGCCGCACCGCGCGATTGGCTGGCAATCTCGTTCATCAGGGCAGAGATGGTCTCGCGGCCCAGCTTGCCTGCCTCAGAGAGCTTCTGCAGCTCGGCGGTATTCTTGCCGGTCACCTGTTCCAGCATCTGCCAGACCGGCACGCCCCGCTCAATCAGCTGCAGGATCTCCTCACCCTGCAGCTTCTGCTTGGCCCAGGCTTGGCCAAGGGCCAGGGAGATGCCCTGCACCTCTTCAAAACCGCCGCCCAACTTGAACGCCTGATCGACAATGCCCTGCATGGCCCCCGCCATAGGGTCGATGCCGAACGCCTTGAGGCGCACGAATACCTGGGTGACTTCACTGAGCTGCAGGGGGGTGTTCTTGGCAAAGTCCTGGATCCAGGCTGACGCCTCTTTGCCACCGGCAATCGACCCCATCACCGCCTTGAGCTGCACATCGAGGCGCTCGGCCTGATCGCCAGTCTGGAACATGGCCATCAGTTGGCTGGTGAGGGTCTGGATACCGAACCAGGTACCTGCCAGCGCCACCAGGCGCCCGGTCAGACTGCCGATGGCCCCTTGAAAACCACCAGCATGCTGACTGCCCTGGCTGAGCTCGCGGCCCAACCGTTCGGTCTGGGCGACACTTTTGGTCAGCTCACGCTGCAGGCGCTGCTGTTCCTGGGCAAGGTTCCTGGTATCGAGCCCGGACTGCTTGAGCCCTGCATGCAGGCGGGTATGACTGGCTGACTGAGCGACCAGCTGGCGCTCCAGCTGCTTGACCTCGGAAGTCAGCAACCGCTCTTGTTCGGCCAGCGCCTTGGCATCACCGGCGCCTGCTTGGCTTGAGCGACGCAACTGCTCCAGCTTGTCACGGCTGAGCACTGTCGCCAGTTCGAGCTGGGTCAGGGCGGTCTTTGAGTCATTGAACTGCTGGATCAACGCCTGCTGGCGACTTAACGCTTCGAGGGTTTCAACCAGTTGCGCCGTTTCGGCGGCCGTCTCATCCGAGATCGGGCCCAGCTCCTGCACCTCACCCGCCAAGGCGGCCAGGTCTTCCCGGCCAGTGACTTTAGCCGCCAGCTCCAGGGCAAGTTTGAGGGTGGTTGAGGTGGACATGGGGCATTCCGATCAGATTCAGATATGCCACATGGTAAAGGGATGACAAAATGAGAGGGTTTATGGCGAATTACTGAGATGTTTCACAGGAAATTCATGACCGTTTTGGTTATGCTCCCTCAGTTACTATTCCGGCGATTTAACATTGTCAAACAAGATGAGGTAAGGCAGATGCACCTTCAGATGGCTAGTGAACTTAGGTTTCCCATGGGTGCTACGACACCGCTTAGTGAACAATCCTTAGACGATTTTCTGGCTCTTATAAGTAGAGTTTCAGGGCCTCAAAGCCGAAAATATATTTTAGAACTCTTTAAAAAAAATTTTTGCCATGCATCTAGATGTTCTTACTCCCCCAGCTCTTCGTTAGACTGGGCTGAATCAGATATGGTTTCTCGGGCACAAGATGCCGCCAATGATGCCCCCAGCTTTATAGAAGCCGTATATAACTCTCTAACCCAGCTAGCTCAGCTTGATGCAACTGTACCAACAGTAAATCATATCAATCAGATCCTAAGAAAAAATCAAGATCCCTTTGAGATTAATGGTAACGAGTTAACCAGAACAGTAGGTGGTGTTCCAGTGCCTGCACCGTGCGAGTCAACATCCACAACCGTTATACGAGCTTTAGAAGATGCAAAAACATTGATAGGAACTCTAGATTCATCAAGTGCTATTGATCGCGCACACACAGCACTTCATGGATATTTGAAAACACTTTGCTCAGATGCTCAAATTGACCTGCCTAATAACCCCTCTGCATCCACAGCATTTAAAGCTCTAAGGAAAGACCATCCAGCGTTACAGGCATCAGGGCATAGAGCAGAGGATATTACAAGAGTTCTTAATGCTTTTGCTGTCTCCATTGATGCTTTTTCAACTCTTAGAAATAACGCAAGCCTTGCACATGTCAACGAGTTATTAGATGTTCCAGAGGCAACAGCAATAGTTAATGCGATGTTTACTGTTTTTACATATGTACAAGATAGTATGCGTAGGGCTATAAGCTAAATTAACACAATAAAATAATAACTTCACACCTGATAAGATTATAGAAAATAGCAGGTTTCCCAACAGTTCTCATTCCCCCCTCTTCACTCGGCCACCTGACGACTCACATAGAAGGGGCGGCCTTGTCATACATGGCTGCAGCCCCTGCTCGAGCTCGATAGGTTTGCAGCTCATATAGTCCACCGCCTTCTTGGTGAACCGACTGGAACGTGACACAACCAATTTGCTCACTCTCCCAATGGCAACACAACAACTTGTCATTTCTGACAGTGGCAAGTGGGCCTGGACGATCGATACTCAGATTCACTTGAGCAAAGGTACAACATGAATGCATCAATTTGGCGTCTGGCATGAGGGGGGGCACCACACCATACAAGGGCTGCCGATCCTGAAACATTTACTGCGATCACTCCATGGCGATGTGATGGTACGCTATGTCTGCCGTGCCGATACGCCTTGCACCCTGTTCCTGACTATCAAGGATGGCGTGCCATACCAGAAGTTTAAGGAGGGAACTCCGCCTCTGGACTGGCAGTGGTTAGAGAACTCCATCCTTCCCCTTTCAGCCTCATCTCAACCACTGGCCATGATTAAACGGCTAGCATTACGCTAAATGCCAAGCCTCACCCTACCAGATAGCACACACCAACTTTTTCCAGCGGCTCAAACTCCAAAGCCTACTTTCAAGCTTGAGAAGGTGGAGATCGGGCATTCCTAAGAGATTCAGATATGCCCTATGGCAAAGGGATGGCAAAATGAGTGGGTTTATGGCGAGTTTTGGAAACGTTAGGACTGTACATGCTCAATTTGGAAAAAAACTATCTATCTCGAAAATGGCTTATCTTGGTATTGTTTATACTATTTATATGTGCACCGCTCATTTTTTATTTCATTGTTTTTGGCCCAGCATCAGGGTTCAGTATATCTAGAAATGATCAAGCATGGGCTAATTTTGGTAGTTACCTAAGTGGTACAGTTGGCCCATTAATATCAATAGGTGCTTTCATTGGTTTATTCATAACCATAAAACAACAACAAGAGTCATTATCTGTACAAGCAAAACAATTAAATATACTTGAGAAGCAGCGAAAAATAGATAGCATCCAAGCAAACATAAATGAGCAATCAAGAAACATTGACTCTCTACTTCATAGCAAAGTAACTGCAATAATAGGAGGCACTGAGGACTCTCGGCTAAGCCTACTACAAATCATTGTATTCACATCAGAAATTGTCTTTCCAAAAGATCCTGAAATGATGACTGAAGATGAGAGGCATGAGCTATTCCTTCAGCATGAATATAGAAAAAATGCAAATCCAGATATAACTAGACTAGGATTTGAATTCAATCTTCTGTGCAATTACTGGGATTTTTTTGTTTCAAATGGAGGTGATACTTCCGTTATTACCCTACAGAAAAGAAAATATGCTTACGCCCTTACATACTTAAGATATTGCGGCGTGCGATATCAAACTATAGACAAGCATTTTGATTTTCAAAAATTACGTGCGCTATGTATTAATGAGTATCAATTCGAAGACATTTGGCAGCTATTCGATGATTGAGTTAATTAACTTAATTTTATGAAAACAGCGGGTCTCCCCGCTGTTCTACTATCTAACATCACGCCGTCACTGGTCTATCCACATAGAAGGGGGCGGTTTCACCATCCACGGCCAGCAACTCTCCCTCCAGCTCAATCTCGATGGGCTTGTCGCTCATAAAGTCCACTGCCTTCTTGGGGGACAAGCTGGCACGGGGCACCGTCAGTTTGATGGCCTCTCCGCTGACAATACTGCGGCCATCGAGCAACAGTCGCGCCTTGATCTCCGGCTGGATGTTGCCCGCGATGCGGGTACCAGTCACCGCGTTATAGGTACCGCTGACCGTCAAGCTGCCGCCGTCCGCCACCGAGCCACCCTTGATCGCCCGTACCAGCCCGAGCGCATAGTTAACCTCGATATCGGTACCCACTACCAGCGCCGTGGCCCCTTCCTTAATGGCCAGGCCAGTCGAGGCAATATTGCTCTTGCCCAGCTGGGCCCACTTCGGCCAGGCGGGCAGAACGACCGGCAGATCAGTCAGTGTCCCAGCCCCCTGATTGATGGGGCTCTCCAGACCCATAAAGGCAGCGGCCAGCAGCACGGGCGGGATCTCGGTGGTCTTGATGGTGACCATGGCTGGCTTGGGAATGTGGTAGTTCTCCCGCGCCTGACCGTATTGCCCCTTGCGCTTGCTGGGAATCGAGATCTTCTGGCTGTCGGGTTTCACTTCCAGGTTATCCACATCGATGGGGCCAATCACCCCGGCCGAGACCCCGTTGGTAAAGGTCTCGATAAAGAGATCCCCTTCCAGGTGCAGTGTTTCGCTCATCATCGCTCTCCTTTGAATTTCACTCGGGTAGTAAAGGCAAGCGGCAAATAAGCCGCACCGCCGCTGTAACTGGGTTTGACCGGTGGGGTTTCGCGGCGAAAGGTACTATCACCACATGCTCGCCCACTGACGGCCTGCAGGATGCGGCCAAGCCACACTCCGGCACTGACCTCCTTGGGGCTGGCACGATGCACCAGCACCAGCAACCAGAGCTGATCAAAGCTGCTGGCCCGGCCTGACTGGGTGCCTTCGCTCTCACGTTCGCCCTGATAGACCACATGCACCGCCGGACTGTGCTGGCCCAGATTGGCGATGGCCGCCACATCGGTGGCCACAAACACCTCCTTGAGCCCCGCAGGTTTGAGGGGAGCCAACAGCTCACGCAGCCGCTCGCCCGCCTGCAGGTAGTCGAGTTCGGTACCAGACTGGTTGGCAAGCTGGCTCATAGAAAGCCCCCCTTGTCGCGCCCCTGACTCCGGCCAAAGACGCGCCCATCCGACTGCAGTTGAGCCAGGTTCTGGCTCTCCAGGGTGGCCCCATCGGATGCCAACCCCAGCGCCAGTTCCCCCTTGCCAACCGATTTCAGAAAGGCCAGGGCAGCCTCATTGCGCTTGCCTATCTGCTCCGGTGCCTGTTCACCATAGAGACGGTGACGGGCGATATCGGCGCAGATAGGTACCAGGGCACTCGGGATATGGGCCAGCGGCAAGGGATAGCGACCCGCCAGATAGCCATCGATCAAGGCTCCGGCATCCTGCAGGGCGATGGTGATGGCCGCCTGATCCAGCTCACCGGTCGGCGTCATGGCCAGGCGCAGCAACTCAGCCTCGCCAAAGCGGATCACCATGTCATTGACGCTGGCATACATATCACTGCTCTCCGTTCTGGCCAGATGACGGCTCATCCTTGACCGGGTATTGCACTTCGGTCGCGGCGATCGCGGTCACCAGTTCGGCCTTCTTGAGCTTGGCCACCTCCGGGATACCCATCTGCAGCGCCAGCTCGCGCAGCTCATCGACCTTCATCTCGGCCAGCGGCGTAACCTTGCCAGCCAAGGTGGCAACCCCTGCCAGATAGCCCGAACCGGTCAGGACGCCCAGTGTTGCGTCCAGATCCCCAGGCGCCGATGGTGCATCACCTGCCTGAAGGCTGGCGTCTTCAGCCAACCGGACGACCACCAGACGCGGGTCGTTCTCCAGGATCGCGCACTGCTCAGGCGACACAACCATCTCAGACTTGCCCGGTACAATCGGCAGGCCCGCGCGAAAATAGACCTGACGAACTGTTGACGTAATCCCCACTCGAATAGCCAGTTCCATCTCTTGTTCCATCTCATGTTTTCCTCGTCGTATCTGATAGAGAGGCTGTTTAAACCGGGGGTTAAACAGTGCCTGGCAGCTGTTTAACCCCGCTTTAAACAGGCATCACGCAGGGTTAGAGGTAGTCAGCCACCACCAGCTCCAACTTGCCTTTCAGCTCGTTGCTGCTGCTGTTCGACAGCTCTCGCTCCAGCATCTGGGTCGCCAACTTCTCAAGAGAGGGCGGTACCACCAACATGGTGGCCTTCACCCCAAGCTTGCGGCCGCCATCGGCTTGAAACTCCCGCATCTTGGAAAAGGAATCCCACAGAGTGTCGGGGGTCAGCGCCCGCTTGTTGGCAAAGGCCAGTTGCCAGAAGCCAAAGCCTGCAGCATCACGGCAATCGACCCCGTAGCGGAACTCCTTGCGGGTGAACACCGCCTCGTCATCGATCTTGGTCATAGCGACCAACTCCGGTGACTTGCGATCCTGGAAGATGACCGGCTTGAGGGCGCGGCTGGTATCGAGCAGGAACCAGGGCTCCCCTTGGTAACCGGCATCCACCACCACGTTGGCAGTCATCACAGGGGTACCGGTACCATCGGCCTTGGGATAGACCGGGTGATCGGTGTCGAAGAAATACTGGCTGTCATAGCAAGGCGTGGTGAAGCCAGCACCGAGCAGACCGAAACAGAGCTCATCGGGGTGAATGCCCGCCGAACGGCCCATCTCGGCAAACATCGGAGCGTAGATACCCAGCTCATCATCTGCGATATCGTTGCGATCGACAGCCACAGTGGCCTCGAAGTCTTCGTTGACGATCTGGTAACCGTGCGCCTTCATCGACTCGATCACCCGATCACCGACCCACTTGCGCAGACTGGGGAACTTGCCCAACCAGCCATAGGTGTTGGACTTGGTGGTCGATTTGATCACGGTGGCGATCTTGGTGTACTGGGCAGGCGCTTCACTCTTGGCGTCTTCAAAGTTCTTCTTGAAGCCGGTGAAGAGGGACTGCAACAGCGCGGGTGTAATCATGGCCATACGGGTGTTCCTTCTCTGGATAAATGGCTTGGTAGGGTCTGCGCTTAAGCCTGCTTGGCCTTGGCAAACTCCTCGTAGCTGATACCGAGCTGGTCGGCGGCATACTTGTCATCCGCCGAGAGCACAGCCTCTCCCTTCTTCTCGGGCAGGGTCACCTGAGTGGTCTGGCTGGCGGCCAGGGCGGCAATCGCCGGACGGGGATCCAGCAACGCCTTGAGGGCAGCTACCCCTTTCTGGGAGGCATAGGCGGTCAAATACTCCTCTTCGGCGGCCACCACCTTGCCCTGGGTACGGGCTTCCTTGATCAGGGTTGCGGCATCCGTGGTTTCCACCTTGGCGCTTAAACTCGCTACCTGTGCAACCAGGGCGTTATAGGTCGCCACCGGAACGTACTTGGCCAGGTCAATCTGGCCACCCTGTTGCACCGGTTGGGCTTTGAGAGCAGCCAGGGCGGCTTCAGCGCTGGCGGTTTTGCCTGCCGCGCTTTGCAGGGTATCGAGGGCCGACAGCGCAGCCTGCCCCTGTTCGACGGTGAGCTCGCTGCCCTCTTCTACCTGAATGCCCAGCTTTGCCAGCAGGGCGAGCATTGCCTCGTTCATGGGTATCTCCTTGGTTACAGTGGCCAACTGGCCGGATTGATTGGTCTTGGGAGGTAAAGCACTGAGAGCTGCCAGAGCCTGCATACCCACCACACCGGGATCATTGGTGATGGCGGCCATCCGCAGTTCCAGCGGGCGGCCCTTGGCGTCATAGGGAAAGACGGCAGAAAGGAATCGGTACTCTTTGGCGGCCACCATGGCAGCCGCACGATCCGTCCAGCGCGGTTTGATAAAGAGGCCCTGCCCCTCGCGCCATTCGATCTCCTCACCGTTGAACCAACCGGCTGCTGGGGCCTCCTTGCCAGTCTTTTCGATATGGAGGGTCTGGTGGTCGTAGTCGATCAGGATGTCTTGCCCGAGCGCTTTGGCTCGATTGATCAGGGTGGTGGCGATGCTCTTGTCGAGCTGCCAGTGACCACCAGGAACATCAAAGGGACGGCCATCGCGGGCCTTGAACGGGCCGACCGGCAGCAACTGGTGCCAACCGTTGTCGCTCGGGCCAAGGGCTGCATCGAGCACGGCCAACCCCAGGGCGGTTGGTCTTGCATTCAAGATGGCCACGGCAATGGCGGAACTGGTGGCAGATAGGGGCATCACTCTCACTCCGGCTGGTCACAGCAAACCTCATTGCGGCCAGTGTCATCGAACTGAGAATTGGGTGGGGTTTATGGTGGGTTACTGCATCACGGGATGGATCGGAGGGTAAGCTGGGGGGCGGCGATACTGTTTAATGGTGTTTAAACTCCATTTTCCTGACCTATTCAGAGGGTAGACATGCCATCGTAGCCGCAAGGGGGCACCAGAGGCGCCCAGAAGCTCACGGAGCCTCGATGACCAAATATCCCGCCAGCGTCTCCAGCACGCTCTGTTTATCCCCGTCTGACAGCCCCAGAACACGGCGCTCTGGCAGGTTGATCTCTGGGCGCCCGAACTGGTGGGCGGCACCGTATACCATGGGCGTACCAAAGTAGAGGGCCTGGGGATCAACCTGATAGTCGAGGGTATCGCGCAGATCGTCGTTCAGACGCAGTATCTCATCGGCATGACGCGGCTTGCGGGCACGGTACTTCTCCGAGAGCGGGGCCCAGGGCTCACCTTCCGGGCTCTCTTGGGCATCCCAGCGATCCCGGTGTGACAGCAGCAGCCCTTCACCAATATCGGCCAGTGGCTCACTGAGATCACCGGTTTTCTGATAGAGCTTGGCCAGCAGTTCGTGGGCATCAGCCACCCCATGGTGGCTGATGGCAATAAAGCTACCGGCCATCAGAGCTCATCCTCAAAGGTGGTCATATAGTGCAGCGCTTCTTCATCTGCGTTAGCCATCGCGGCCTCCCAGAGATCCCCCATCAGGTCAGCTTCCTCATCACGGGCTTGCTCACACAAGGCATCCAGCGCCTTGGCTTGCGCCAGGGTAAAGGGGCCATCCTGTGCCAGCAGGGCGCTGGCTTGTTCCAGCAAGGTCATCATGTCGCTCCTTTATTTTTTGATCTCCGGGGCCACTAGCGGCCGCCTTTGGTAGTGGCTGCCGTTGCTTTGGCCAGCATAGCCTCCACCCCCTTGGCCAGTTCGGGAAAGTGCTCCAGCATGGATTCCCTCGCCAGCACCCAGGCGGCAAACGCCTCGGCAGCCATCTCTTTGCCATTGGTTCCGGCATATTCGGTAATCAGGCCGATACCGGTGAGATTGGGCTCCCCGGCCCAGAAGTGAACCTGATGGCCGAGCTCATGCAACCAGGTCGAGATCCGCTGGGCCGATTCCCCCAGTTTATCGCCTACATTGGCCGACACACTCCAATGACGGCGCAAGGCTTCACCACTGGCGCCTCTTGGTAGTAATTGGCGCGGGCCGCGATTAGCATGGGCATCAGCCAACACATCGGCAGCCGCCGCTTGCACCGCCTGCATATCCACCGTCTTCAAAGTATCGCCCCCCTTTACCTTGATAACCAGATGATCCCAGCTGGTTGCGGTAAAGCCGTTGACCCTGCTGGCCCGGCGCGAATAGTAAAAAGAGCGTACCAGATAGGGATCTTTGCCCAGGTAATCAGCAATAGCCTGGGCAACCTTGAGCCCTGCCGCGCCCTTCCCCATTTCGGTCTGCTTGATAAACAACGTTTTGACCGGATGCGCCTTGAGGAACGCCGCCAACGGTTCGCGCTGGGGGGCTGGCAACTTGGCCAGCAGATCACTCAAACCCTGTGCAGTGACACCTTTAACGCTAGAGAAGGCGCTATCCACCATCCGCTCTGGCAGCCGCTCGGCCAACGCTGGCTTGGCCGCTTCGCGCTTGGCCACCACCTTGGTCAGCTCTGCCGGAGTCTGGGGGCGATAATCAAAGCCGGGGTCGATACCTCTGGGGATCTTGTGCAACTCCCCGGTGGCCTTGTCCACCCACTCATATTCGCCATCGTCCGGGGCCTTGCCGACCACCAAGCCGCGCCGCTTGAGATCGACCTCGGAGAGCAAGAACTTCTTGCACTTGCAGCCATAGCCATTGCTCGGGCTGTGTGTCTCCCACCAGGGGTGATCCACCGGCAGCACCAGGTTGTTCCACTTGAGGTGCAACTCCCTGGGGTGCTCGGAGTCCCCATGACGATAGAGCGCATAGGGACGTTTGTGCTTGATTCGCTGGATCTGCTCTTCACGCCCGGCGTTATAGCTCTGGCGCAGGTTGGTCTCGAAGATAACCTGCGAACGCCAGGACGCGGGCCCGGTATGCTCCCAACCGTGGCGGGCCACAATCTCCTTGAACGCCTTCTGAAAGGCCCCGATGGATTGCCCTTCACTGATCGCCTTGTCTACCGCCCCGCGCAGGTCAGCTAGCAGATCGCTCTTGGTGGCTCCCGCCACCATAAAGGCGCGGTTATGGGCATCGCGCCACACATCGGCCCAGCGTTCGCTCGGCATATCGAGCTTCTGGCGAAAGAAGGCGATCGCCTCGGCAAAGGGCAAAGAACCATAGCGAACGGGCATCAGCGCCCCTCCTCCATCTCAAGCATCCCGAGCAGCTCGCTGGCGGCGATGGCTTGCGCCATCAGCGCCCCCAGTTCGTCATGGCTGAGCTCTGGTTCCAGTGCCAACAAGCCATCCCGGATCTCTTCCAGGGTAGTGGCTTGCATCACCAGCGCCTGGACAGCATCGGTCATCCCCGCCAGCAGAGGGGCCGCCTCGGCCTGCAGTCGGGTCAACTGAGCATCGTTGTTATCCCCCTTGTCGGCCTCACCGTTACTTGCAGCCAGCGCGGCCAGCCCCTTGTTGGCAAGCTGTGCCTTGAGCGCGGCCTCTCCCTGCCCGGCCTGCTTGTCCACGATGATCAGTACCTCTTCCCCCTCCTTGGGGGCCGGGATCTGCAGCTTATCCCGCACCCACTGCGCCGGGATCTGCATTCCCATCCCCACCAGGGCCCGCAGTGGATACGCCAAATCGCGCATATCCTCTGGCTCGGTCACATCAAACTCCAACCGGGGGCAGCGGCGCGGCCCCTGGTAGCTCTTGCCGTTCAGGGCATAGAGCGGATAGACCAGATCGCGGCTCAGGGTAGCGGCCAGCTGACGCAGGTCGGCATCCCGTACCTCCTGGCGCACCTCGTTATGGACATTGCCCAGGGCATTGGTCGAGCTCTTGCCATCGGCCTGTGAGGTCAAGGTGCCCCCCAGAATAGCCTTGCTCATGGAGCGCTCGCACCAATCCATCATCACCACAAACGGATCAGCCTGACCACTGGCGGCGTTCTGGAACTCAATCTCCATCCCGCGCGGAATAATGCCCCCGGCGTTATGACCGATGGAGAGCACCGCCTGCAGCAGGGTGGCCTTCTCTTTCTCGGTCGCTCCTTCCGGGTATTTGCCAAGGCGCACCGGCAGGCCGTAGATCTCCAGAAACTCCGCCAGATCCCGCACGCTGTAGTTCTTGAACAGAAACGGCCAGATCAGGGTACGGACAAGGCCGGTGCGGGCCAGATATCCCGATTTGGACTTGGCCTTGTGCAGCAGCCAGCCAAACGGGTTGAGGGCTACCCCTTCATGGCTGTTATCACGCAGCCGCAGCTGGTTGCGATCGTCCGGGTGGGTCTGAAACCAGGCGGGATCGCGCCAGATGATGCCCTTGGGAAGCTGCAACCCCTCCACCAGCTCCCAGCCGCTGAACTCCTGGGCACTGAACCCCTTGAGGATCCCGTCGGTGGCGTCAAAGATGGCATCATCCAACCAGGTGAAGTCCTCCAGCAGCTCCCGGATAAGCTCGGCATCGCGCTTCTCAGCCGGGGTGGCATTGCGAGGCGGCTCGATTGTCCAGCTCACCCCAAGCAGGGCACGGCGGCGTTTGCCGAGCTCACTCTGCAGGTGGGCATCCTTCTCCTCCATGTCTTCGGCCAGCTCGCACTGGGCGATCAGGCCCCCTTCCTCGGCCTCTTTCAGTGCAGCAGCCGCTTTGCCGGGGGTTAGCCCGATGGTCGGGTGATCGCTGTAGTGACGGCGCAGTTGGGCCAACTTGGCATCGTTCTCGGTCTGCGGCTCTTTTTCCAGGCTCATGGTTTTGCCATGGATATCAATGATCCTGCCCATTACCAGGCTCCTCGCTCATATCGGTGATAGTCATCGTTGTTGTCGCTGCCATGGTCATCACGTTTACCTGGTAGTGGGGTGAACTCGATGGCGCCCCCCTCCATCCAGCTGGCCCGCACCGCCATGGCCAAGGCCACCGCAAAGTCACCGTGGCGCTGTTGGCCCCCTTGGCCGGTGTTCTTGCCCTTATCGATCTTGGGGATGCCGTTGATGACCTGGATTTTCCCCAAGTCATCCTGCACGTCTGCATGGCGCGGGATGGTCAGGTTGCCATCCTCAAACTCTGCCTTGAGCTTGGGCATCCACTCCCGATACCAGGGGTCATTGAGCATCACGCACTCGATCATGCTGGCGCCCCAGCGCAAGCGGGCCGCCTCTGCCAGATAGCCGCCGTTACCGGTGGCATCGAAGGCCGCCGCCGTGAAACGGTGCAACCCCTGCAGCAGGTAGAACAGGATCTGGCGCTGACTCTCATAGGGGGCATTGACCAGCTCCACCACAAAGGGCACCCGTTTGCGCAAATTGGTGGCGCTGGAGAGTGGCACGAAAACCGACAAGTCCCCTTTGCGGGCGAAATCTTCCCCCAGCACATGGCGACAACTGCGATCGAGCGCTTCCAGACAGGGCTTGAGGTTCTCCTCGCACCAGATATCTACCACCGCCTTACGGGTCTCCTCGCTCTGTAGTTCGAAGTCTTTGGGGGCGGTAAAGCGCAGGATGGGGATATCCGGTTGCATCGCCCGCTCGATCAGGGTGCGCTTGATATAGACGCCGCTGCTCTGCTTGGGTACGCAGAAATACTCCTCAAGGGCATCCTCTTCGGTGGCGGTGGCCTTGAGCAGCCCCGCCTTCCAGGCGTCCTCTGCTTCCTGTGTCCAAAGGCCGCCCTTGACCTGGCAGATCCGGCGATAGAGCCCCTGGCGGCAAGCATCGTCCAGGCTGATGGTATGGATGGAATACTCTTTACGGCCCGATCGGCTGTCGTTGATGAGCTGGTTAAACAGGTTATCGACGCCGTTATGGGTACTGATCAACCGCACCTTGGCGCCCCACATGGTCAGCGCCATGGCGGCCTTGAGCACCTCGGCCAGTCGGTCGTGGAAAGCGGCCTCGTCGATGGTCACATTGCCCTGCATCCCCCGCAGGTTGGAGGGGTTGCTGGAGAGCGCCTGCACCTTGAAGCCAGAGGCGAAATAAACCACGAAGGTGAGGATCGCCTTATCCTCGTCGTCGGTGAACACCTCCTCCTGGATCTCACCGGCCGCCTTGTTGTACGCCTTGGCCCACATCGCCACCGCATCGATAAACTCGCGGGCCATCTCCTTGTTGCTGCCAACATAGAAGTGATGGCAACCGCCAGCCGTCTTGGTCTTGGAGGCCGTCAGGGCAGCATCGGCCGCCTCCGCCCAGGTGATACCGGTACGGCGGCTCTTCTCGGCAATCTTGAGCGGGCTCTCGTCGGCAATCCAGATCCGCTGGTACGGCAGCAACACCTCGTCGGGGTTGTATTCGGTACCCAGGGTCTGGGCCAACTGCTGGGCGATCGTGCTCATCAGGCAATCCCCAATATTTCACGGCGAATGGCGGCGGCGGCCTCACCACTCAAGCCCGCCTGAGTCACGATGGCTTCGGTCTTGGCGGCGATCTCTTCGGCAAATGCCTGGCGGATCTCTTTCTCCCGCTTATGACTCTGCATGGCGGTCGATTCGAGCCGCTGAGCCGCCAACATGGCATTTTTCAGCATGTCGATATCCACCGCCTCCTCCGGGTTCTGCACCTGAGCCAGCATCGCCTTGAACAGCTGGGAGCGGCCCAGCTCCAGAATGAGCTTGGTGGTCTCCCCCATCGGCTTGTCGCCAAGCTGGGAGGTCAAGGCGGCCGTGGTTTCGCGCAAATCCCGCAGGTGCTGGCCGACCTGTTCAACCTGGCTGGCATGACGGCTTAACCCGGAGCGGGATAGCTTGAGCTCATCGGGCAAGCCCGCCTCCTCGATCAGGCCGTTGATTTCATCCAGGATGGCGGCCTGGCTGTTGCCCTTATCCCGCAGCATCTCGTTGAGCGCGTTGCGGATAGATTCAGGCAGCAGCCACACCTTGCTGGCGCGGCCTCGGGTCGGTTTATCGGCCATGGTCAATCCTCCGCCCTAGGCTTCTTGACGCCGGGCACCGTTGCCCGGCCCTCTGCCGCGTCCTGCCCCCGACCGGTCAGGTGAGCCACCTGCACAGTGGCCAGTCGCTCAATGCGTACCAGCCCCTGCTCTTCCAGCCAGGCCAGCAGGGTCTTCACCCGATCCCGCGTCACCCGGCCGGTACCCAGCTGGTCGAGGCAGTCATTGAGGATTGACTCGTTGGCGGCACCACCGATATCCAGCAGGGAGCGCAGGATCACCAGCCGCTGCTGGGCGTCCAATATTTGTTGAATGCTCATGGCTTCTCCTTCTGTACGGCGGCGAGCTCATTTTCCAACAGCAGATCTGCAAGGCGGCGTGCTTGGCGCAGCTCCGGCTTCACCTCCCGCAACTCCCCCCGCAGCTCGCTGATCTCCAGCTGCAGCTTGTGCAGCTCACGCTCGCTCGGCAGATCAGCCAGCACCTGCTCCACCCGCTGCACTCTCTGAACCAGGGCTGTGAGGTCTTCGCGCTTGGCGTAGGTCTTGGAGAGCAAGATGATGACCACCAGCCCAACCAAACTGGCCAATGCATAAAGAGGCCCCCAGTTCTTAACGATGAAATCCCACACGGGTCGCCTCCTTGCGCTCATACAGGGTCTGGCACTCGATACAGCGCTCGGCACCAGGCTCGGCTACAAGGCGGGAGGTCGGGATGGCTTCGTCACAATCGCAGCAGATACCATCGCCGTGTGGCCTTGCCCTGTTCTGGTGGGCTTCGATAATGCGCCCAGTCCGATCGGCATCGGCCAGCTGGGCGCGGTCTATGAGGTTTGTCACATGACCTCTCTCGTATGGCTACTAACGGACGGTATGGGTCGCCTTGATGCGGCCCCAGATGGCGAGCAGGCCACCCACCGCACTGGCCAGATCCACTAGGGTGGATGCCAGGCTGGCTTGGGTACCCGCATCGACCGGCACACCGAACAGGCCCGCAATACCGGCCCCCACGGCAATCACACCACCGATCACGGTGCGGCTTTTAAAGGCAGATTTCGCTTGAGGTAACAGGGAATCAGGCATGATGGACTTCCTTTTGTTGAGGTTGGGAATGACGGGCACGGGCCCGCAGGCGATCCAGTTCGGTCACCGAACGCCACCCTTTCTCGAACAGGGATTGACGGGTCTGGTGGTGGCTATAGAGCGGGATCGCCTTCAGGTCAGCGATCTGATTGGCCAAAGCGGCCTTGAGATGGGCTTTGCGCCCATCCTTGAAGCAAGCGAGATAGCGGGGGTTCTTGAGTTCAGGGATGCCAAAACAGCCCGCAGCCTGGATCGCGGCCGCCGCCTGCTGTTGCTTGATGGTCAGCACGCTCATGCCACCACCTCGCCAACCACGTCGGAAAGGAGGTAGCTCTGCAGACGCAGCAGCCGGTTGATCCAGCCATCGGCATTGGCCCACTGGCTCGGGTCTTTGCGCACAATGCCGTGCATGAAGCTGGCCCGCTGCATCATCAGCGCCAGCAACAACTGGCCCTCGCCCTTGGCGCCCAGTTGCTGCTTGAGCCTGCCAATCGACACCGGGCCAAGGCGACCATCTGCCATCACCCCCAAGACCTGCTGCAACTGTTGGATGGCGCGTTTCGGCCCGTGATGCACCGCTGCATCAAACACGGCGATAGAGAGGGCCGGGCTTAAGCTCGCAATCAGGTCACATCGGGCTGGCGCCCAGTAGTTCTGGCGGTAAAATGGCTCGGTATGGGTCGGGGTCAGATCACCGATAGCAATATCGGGTACCCCATCCCGATCGAGGTCAGCCATGCCGTCCTTCTTGCCATCGGCAGCATCGGCGATGCCGAATTTGGTATGACCACCCCTGTCGGCGGGATGGTTGACTTCGCCCCCTTCCACATCGGGACGAAGCAGCCATTTAAGTGCGAGTGATAACATAAAGGCCCCTCGGTGAACTGCGTTATCAGCAGCGTACCGAGGGGCCTCTATGGCATGGGTTTATGGTGGGTTACTTCAAGCCTGATACTTACTCTTTTTATAAGCCTACGTCTTTTTGCGTTTCAATATCTCTGTCACATGACTTTTTATTAGTGAAACTATATTCAAGAGCCAGATATCCATTATCTCCAGAGGTTGCCCCAGCAAACAGCCCAATCTCGGATAGTTCATTTGGTAATGGCTTTTTTCCTCTTCCCCAGACACTATATAAATATCTATCCTCTTTTTGTAACCCCCGCATCCAGTACTGAGGGTCATCCCACAATGACCCTGAGACTAAAAAATCGGTTCTTTTGTGAGAGCCATAACGCTCGTCCAACTTTTTCTCAAAATCATCAAACTCGGATTTCAATTGAATTCCATGTCCGTTAGTCGGAATATCTTTCCCAACACCTTTGATCCAACAAAGCCCTGTTTTATCTGATATTTTAACGACATACTGTTCAAATTGAGGGTGAGCTTTAGGTGGTGTGTCTAATACATAAACTCCAGCGCTAACCGGTGTTAAATGCCCCTTAAACATCTCTTTGGTCATCCCCATAGCCAGACCAAATGGACCATCTGCAGCTAACATGACATTCTCATCAGTTACTGGAGTTGTTGCCATTGCTGGCTCAGGCGCTGTATTTGATATACTTGATGTAGGAGCATTAACTGGTTTATTAGCTGGTTCAACGGTAGCTTTTACTGTGAAAGGCAACCCGTATTTTGCAACTAGAAGCTGTTGTTGAAGAAGAGCCAGCGTCTGCTCTTGGGTTGCCACAGTAGACATACTAATTGCGGCAATCAGACCACCGCTATACTGAGCCGCTTTTGCTTTAGCCTCGGCCAGTTGCTGGTTTGCCTGTTCAATCTCGCTATCCAGTGACTTCGCACGCTCGGGGTCAGGTTGACTGGTAGGTGCAATGACAGTCACCTTAGCGCCAGTTTCAATAGCTTGAATACGCTGGTTAACTAGGTCTCTGCTCAACTTCAGAGTTTCTTCTCGAACCTGCTTGATGGTCTTAATCAGCCCACCGTTGTACTGCGCAATTTCGCCAGTAACAGTCTCAATTTCTTGCTCCAACTGCCCCCGTTCCTGTTTAAGCTGATTGACGAGCTCCTGCTCTTGTGGAGTCAATACTCTTTGCTCATTACAAGCTGGAAGGATAAATATTGAGCACACCAATAATGCTATTTGAGTTTTTTTAAGCATTGCATCACCTAATCCCTGATTCAACTTACCAATCATCAACTCTTGTACGGAGAGTAACTTAATCCATACAGCATCCGAACACTGATAAGTCAGCCATAAAAATGAACCTCATCACATGAGGTCCTTTTATATCTGTGAAGAAGTACGCAATTTACTGACAGCCATCTCAGTTACCTAAACAGGTCTGGCTGATATCGCAGTCGAGTCAGTTGCCGCTGTTCAGCCACTACCGCATAGGTCTGGGGCACCGAGAGCCCGTGCTTGCGGGCAAGCGCATCGATATTGCGGCCGTTGAACTCATCCCAGATCGCCCTGTCCCGCAGTGCGGCCTTGAGATGATCCCCGGTGGGGATGTAGTAGGCTCGGCCCCCCATGTAATGGGCCTGTACCAGCGCCAACTTGCGGGCCTGAGCCTTGGCCAGCTCCGGCTCCATCCCCCCTCTGACCAATTCGCAGGCCAGCACATCGACCAGCTCACTCAGGGCTTTTGGCCATTTGGCCGTCAGTTCGGTGGTCGGGATCTGATCCAGGCGATCGACAAGCTGCCCCAGCGACTCATGATCATCGGCGAACAAGTCCAGATTCTCAGCGTTAACGTCCATCACTCATCTCCTCAAACGCAGCTACAACGGCCTGATAACCGGCCACTCGCCCGGACTTCCCATTGGTGGGGACGGTTTTCTTGGCCACGACAAGCCGGGCAACCAGCTCCCGCTTGTGCCAGTTTTTCAGCGACTCAAGCACCTGGTAAGCCAACCCATCGGTGAGCCAGGCCACCTCTGCCACGCCGATGCCGTTGTTAAGCCGCACCGTTTGCCGCTCAACATAGTGATTCAAAGCCGTCTCACTGCCATCACGCAGCAGACCATGGCGGTGCATGGTGATCCATACTGCCCGGATCACGTTTATCTCGGCGGTTTTGGCATGGGCCCCACGGGCCGGGCTTAAACGCTTGCGCCCTCCCGCTTTAACAGCCCCTTTAACAGGGCGTTTAACCGTCGGTTTAAACCCTGCCCCTTTCATGGCCAGCAGCACCTTGTCCAGCTCCGGGATCGTCAACTCTGCCGCCGAACGCTTGCCGCTCTGCTGCTCCAGCAACGCCCGATAGGTCTCCTCATCGAGCCCCAGGGTGCGCCTGCCAACCTGAACCAGACGGATCAAGCGGGTACGATCACCACTCTGCGCAGCATTTGGCTGATTGTTAGCTAAGGTGTTCAATTCCCCCTCCCCGTCTTTTTCATCCAGATTTGTCCGGCCGCCATCACGTCAGGCCCACTACGCCATTCAGGGCAATGGCTGTCGAGCCACTGCTCTGCCTGTTGCTGGCTCAGGTTGCCAAACTTCATCACGTAGGCCAGCAGTCGTTGCCAGTTAGACATGGCCATGACTGGCCTCCAGCGCCACCGTTCTGGCTTGCTGCAGTTCAGCCACCAGTTGCCAGCGCATCTGGCTTGCTTCCCCCGCCAGGGCAAATAACCCCTGGGCGCGGGCCTCTCGAATAAACTGTTTGAGCTGTTTGCACACAGCCCGTTTGTCAGCAGCTACCAGTGCAATGGCTGCGCTGCTGAATATCTTGGTAAGTCGAATATCCATCTCTGTTTTGGTCATCGCCGTGCTCCTTGTATCAAGACGGTGAAGACCTGGGCCCAGATCGTTTGGTTGCTCATCAGTACCCGGCCACCACACCGGATAGACAGGGCGGCAGCGCCGCCCTGTTTCGCAGCGGGCCATTACTCGAACTGCAGTGGCGTCACACCTTGATACTCCTCGGCATTGAGGGGCGCTGGCCCCAGCCCCAACGCCCAGAGCAGGGCGGCCTTGATGCCATCCTCATAGGTGTCGTCGGGGTAGCAGGTACCCTCGGTTTCGGTGATCTGCTCACAGAGCAGCAGTTGCTCTTCGGCTTTTTCCACGTTGATTTCCATCACGCCTCCTCCCTATACCTTGGCCAGATCCAGGCTCATCTGGATGTAACGCCCTTGGGCATCACGCTCGTAGAGCCGCAGATATTGGCTGGTGCCGGTCACCTGGATGGCATCAACAGCGGCTTGCATGGCCAGCAGCCAATCCGGGTCATCGATATTGAGCTGGCGCAGAGAGAGCACCTGGTTCACATCGATATGACCGCTCTTGGATACCCGAAAGGCATGGTCTACCAGGGCGCGGATCTCGCTGCTGGCGCCATCGCTCCAGCGTTCGATGCACTGGTCAATCAGCGCTTTGGCGGCCTGGATCCGTTCATCAAATTTGCGGTGCTCCCCCACCGCCCGAATAAGCTTGTAACGGCCATCAAAACTGAGCAGGGTCACGTTGCCCTTGGTGCCGCCCCACGCCACCCCGTACTGCTCGGCGGAGAGATCCACAAAGTCGGCGATCTGTTGCATGGCGCCAATCTTGAAGGCAGCCAGCTGCGAACGCTGCTCGCGGGCAGCAGCGATAATGGCCAGCACCACTTCATCGCGCAGCTTGTCTGTCGGGGCGATCAGGTTTTCCGGTACCCAGTGCCCCTGAGCGTTCTGGCGCATCGGGGTGGTACTGCTGGTTTGTGCTTCTTGCATAGGCTTCTCCTTAATGGATCTTGTTGCTGCCGGGCACCGGAGGGCACTTCACGGCGCTGTACTGCTCTGCTGTCGCACTCGCCAGCTCCTCTTGGTGGGTCGCGCTGCAGAATTCGAGAAACTTGGGTAACTGGCGCAGCACCACCCGCGCCAGCGCCTCGTCTTCTATCTCAAGCTGGATCTTGCTCATCTCATCCCCCTTGCCGGTTTCAGGATTCTTGGCGCCAGTGAAGCAGGCAGCCGCCAAAGCGCACCAGGGCAACTTCGCGCACCACGCCCGCCAGACATTCACGGCTCAACACGGCGCGCGCCTGCATCTCTTTGGGCAGTGGCCCGGTGACCGCCAGCAGCGGGGTATGGCAAACCCGACTGGTGCGAACGTCATATCCCTTGGCCGTCAGCCAGTGGCTGAGTTGCTCGGCGGTCTTTTGCAAATTGCTGTGAAGATGCTTTTTCATCCCGTTCTCCTTGTGATCTCGTCACCGGGCCCACCGCGAAAGAGCCCCGCCAACCGTTATTTGCCTTCTTGCTTGTCGAGCAGCCGGTTGTATTTGATGGCCATAATTTTCAGCTCTTCGGCCAGCAGCTCACTCAGAATGCGCAGGCTGCTGCTGGCATTGTCGCCATCGCTTTTGGCCTGTCGGCGCAATCTGGAGAGGGTGGCCTCGGCGTCATAGCGAGCCATTTTCTGCGACCCTTTGCCCTGCTCTACCGATAACCGCATCGGGCGGCGCAGTTGCTGCGCCTCGGTCAGCTGGCTATGGGGGCAACCGCTGCGGCATGCCTTCCAGAGCTTGATATCCATCGGACTGCTGCCCACTTCGCTGGGGCCACGGCGTTGGTGAGCGAGACACTGATGCGCCGGGATATCCCCCAGGATGGGGCACCTCACTTTGTTGCCCATCAGTGCCCCTTCCACCAGGGTCTGTACCCTTGCCATATCGCCGGGATACTTTTCGTTGCAGACCTGGCTGATGGTGGTGCGAGAGAGCCCAAGCTTCTCGGCCACTTGGGCCAGCGAGCTGGCCGCCACTTCGGCCTGCAACACCTCAAGCCACGTTTCCATGTGTCTCCTCCTCCCGTTGGAACGGGTATAACTGCTGCTGGTTTTGATCCCAGCAACCATGGTCACGACACAGCGGGGCATAACGGCCTGTATCCCTGACCAGCTGATAGCGTCCTGTCAGGCCGTGTCTGGCGGGTACAGGCAGCAAACTGTCAACTTTGAACAGCACTTTGACGTAACCGGCTTTCACCAACCTATCGGTGTAAAACCAGGCTTGTTTCTGACCCGTCTCTGCCGTCAGCATCAGGTCTGTCAGGGTGAAGAAGCGGCTGATCTTCATGGTGTTCCACATTTTCTGTTGATTGGTTTTGCGCTTGTTCCGACATTTGGGCCGCTTCTGGCCACTGCTTTTGCCAATCGGTGGCACGTATTGGGCGCTAACCACTTTGAAATAGGCCGGGCGGGATACCACGCCGTCCGGGTGTTTAATGAGGTGGCCAGCGGCCAACCAGTCACGCACGACCTTGTAGATATGTGCCTCCGACATTCCCGTCACGGCGATCACGTCTTTGATCAGAAACGTCTCTTGCTGGCACATCCATTCCCAGGCTTGCAACGTCATTAGCGTTGCTTTTGTATCAACCACTGGAATCCCTCCCGTGCTTTGTTTTTATTGGCTGTAGCCTGACGGCTAGCGGCTGCGACGCACGTCATGGAGCAGCTCGCTGGCGTCAACGTCCTCCAGCCGGATAATCCGGGCATCAGAGGCCATCGCCATTTTTTCAATCTTGTCGAGGGCCGAGACGATAGTGCGCACCACGCCGTTGGAACGCTTGCGGATCAGATCCAGCAGTGCATCGTCGATCTCCACATCCACCTCCAGCATTTCGCTGGCAATCAGGGACACGTCATCGAGATCGGCCGGTTTGAATTCGATCCACTGGGAGATGCGGTTAAACAGTTGCTTGCGCTGGCTGATGCGACGGGCAATCTCTTCCATCCCAACCAGGATCAGGGGTTGTTCGGTGGCATCGTAGATATCGCGCAGGGTCTCCATGATGCGGGCATTGCCGACCACGTAATCGGCCTCATCCACGAAGATGGCCAGCTCTTCGGCACGGACAGATTCGATGATGCTATCGACCTGAGCACGCAGGTTGTGGCGCTGGGGAATGCCGATCTCTTTGGCAATCTGCTCCAGCAGGCTGGTCACCGTGTCGGCCTTGTAGCAGCGGACATAGATGCCGTTCACTTCGTCCTGGTTGAACAGCCATTCCACGGCGGTGGTCTTGCCAAAGCCGGAGGGGCCATGGATCAGGCCAATGCCCGGCACTATGCTGGAGCGGTTGAGCAAGTTGTCGAGCAGCTGCTCGGTCTTGATCATGTTTTTGACTTCAACGATCTTGTGTTTCATAGTGGGTTTGTCCTTTGTTTTTGGGCCTTTTCGGGCTACTCGCTAACCTTTTGCCTGGGTGCGGCGGGTAGCCCGAACTTCATCCAGATGGCGGTTAATGCGTTTTGCCATCAGCTTGTGGCTGTAGAGGTATCGGGTCAGCCACTCCTTCTCCCGCTCTGTCAGCGGGGTATCCAGCTCCCGCTCTGCCAGATAGATTGCTTGCTCGTACTCGGTCTTGAGTGCTCTCGATTCCTGCCCTGCGGTGGCTTGCGCCCGCTGCGCTTTCGCTTCTCGTCTGGCTTCTATGGCGGCCAGTTCTGCCGCATTGAAACGGGCGGGTTCAGCGGGCGTTGAGACCCCGGTGAGCGCGGCCAATGCCGGGTTATCGAGGGTGAGATCGCGCCGACTGAACGCTTCAATACCCTTGGCCTGATCGACGAAGTGGCGCACCACATCCTGATGGAGCTGGTCGATACCAAAGGTCTTGGCAAGGTTGCGCATCTCGCGGCGAAAACTGGCCAGCGCCTTGGCATCGGCTTTTTTGGCCGCCCGAAAGGCATCGGGACTGATGCCATTGCCCAGCAGGTCGATGTTGATGGCCTCGATCCGCTCGTTCCAATCGCCGGTGCGGTACAAGATGGCGCGGCCCACATCGCACGGATCGAGAAAGACGCTGACCCGCTGGCTCTTCCAGTTGTGCTCCAACAGTTCGGGGGCGCTGTATTTGAGGCCACCGGCCTTGATAAAGCCTTTGGAGACGGTCGCCTCGCCGATATGGTTAAGCAGCAGATCCAGCGCAGCTTCATCGGGAATGGCACGGCGCTGATAACGGGCCAGCTGGTACTTTTCATTGGGGCTGACCCCGAGGGCACTGTGCTTGCGGTTGTGGTAACGGGCATCGAGCCAGTTATCGAGCAGGGTTTGCAGTTCGGCGGCCGTCATGGCCAGCTCGTAAATCTCTTTTTGCGCATCCGGTTTGCGCTTCTCCTCCAGGCGCTGGGCAAAGCTCTTGCGCGCCTCGATCACCTGACGGTCTGCCACGCAGTGGCCGATATAGGAGGGCAACAGCTCGATCAGGCCGTGGCTCAGGGTGCGGAAAAAGCGCTCGATATGGGGTTTCTCCCACCCCGAGTAGGCGTTGGAGCGGCTGACGTTCATACCAAGCAGAGTGCAGATGGACATGACCCGCTGGCTCACGTAGTCAGAGCCGTTATCGGTGCGCATCACGCCGTTATCGTTGAGCGTGCCCCAGGCCAGCAGGGTCTTGCGCAACAGCAAGCAGATCCCTTCGCTCGATGAGCTCTTGGCCACCAGCAAACGAACGCGACGGGTATACACGTCAATCACCGCGATGATGCTGTGACGACCATCCACCAACATGGCATCGACCGGAGTGCTATCGAACTCCCAGACGTCGTTGGGCTGGGCCATCCAGGGGTACATCTCCTCGATCGCGCTGCGGTATTTGTTGTTATAGGCATCCGGGTTGGTGGTGTAGGTAAAGGCCACCTTGTTCTCTGCCAACCATTTCACCATCCAGCGACGCAAGGAGGATTGGCTGGGGATCTGCCATCCCAGCTGATTCATGTCGCTGTATTGGCTGGCCAGTTCGTGCAGCGCCCCCCACTTGTTGGCCAGATGGGGTTTGGTGGTCACCAGTGCGGTGAGAAACTGGGCCAGATCCGGGCTCTGCTCGACGGTTGATGGCCGTTCCCGCTGATAGTTGCCAGCCAGGGCTGCGGGGCCTTCATCCGCAAGCGCACTTTGCCAGCGGCGCAAGGTGATCAGACTGAATGGCTTTTGCCTTTCATAAACGCTGACAGGCAGGGCGAGAGTGCGGGCACGGTATGCCTCGATAAAGGCGCGGCGACCTACCTCCCCTTGCTGGCAGGCGTGATAGGGGGCCAGGAAGATATCGGCTGCCTGCAGGATCAGCAGCCTGGCATCGACCTTCTGGCGAGCCCCCTCCCCCAAAGTCAGTAATTTGCGGCCTGCCTCTGGTTTGACCGGCACCTCGCGCGCCAGCAACTTGGCCATGGCCTTGCCACCCGCCGCATGGTCGGTCACCGCATGACCTTGTGCGGCCACCGCTTGTTCTGCCAGGTAACGGCGGGTTTCAATCGGCAGTGAGCCAATGTGGTATTCGGCCCCTTTGCCTTTCTCGCGCTTGCGGCTTTGCCACTCTTCACGCTCGGCCTTTTTGCGCACACCATCGGGGTAAGCGGGCATGCCGACCATTCCGGCCAGCGCCTGGGCGGTGTACCAGCTGCTCAT